CATGGATGCCATCGACGGCTTGGAAAAGCTCGTCACAGGCGTCAAGCAGGCAGCACAGCAGCGTGGCTGGATCAAGGCTATCGACGGTCGCCGCATCGACGTTGACTCCCCCCACAAGGCTCTCAACTATCTGCTCCAGTCCAGTGCTGGTGTGGTGGCCAAGAGGTGGATGGTGATCGCCAATGAAGATGTTACCAGTCGCCCGTGTGAGGCACAGCAGCTTGCTTTCATCCACGACGAATTGCAGTTTGAGTGTCACAGAGATGCAGCCTACCTTGTAGGTCAGACCCTAATGGCTGCTGCTGAATGTGCAGGTAGCTTTTACAAGCTTCGCCTCCCCATCAACGCTGAGGCAAAGATCGGTCCTACTTGGGCTGACGTACACTAATCCACTAAACAATGGCAGTTAAATCAAAGACAGCTCTTGGCCGGGTTGAGTTCCAATCCAAGGCCAAGTACAAGCACACCCACCAGGGAAACGGCATCCGAAGCCTGGCCAAGAAGGGAAAGAAGCTGCGTCGCGGTCAAGGTAAATGAGCCTACTGATTGACGCTGACTACATCCTCTACAAGAATGCGGCAGCCTGTGAGATCGACATCGACTACGGTGATGATGTCATCGTGGTTCAGAGCCGATTCTCTGAGCTGCAGAAGTACCTGCTGTGGGATCTAAACAAGATCCTTGACTCTCTCAACTGGCATGATGATGAAGATGTCATTCTCTTCTTCTCTGACAGCACCAACTTCCGCAAAGAGATCTACCCCGAATACAAGGGACACCGCAACCGCAAGAAGCCCTGTGGCTACAAGCGGGCCATCAACTGGCTGAAGGATCTCTACGAGGTGAAGGTCTTCCCCACTCTGGAGGCCGACGATGCCTTGGGTATCTGGCAGACAAAGGATCCCAGTGAGGATCACATCATTGTCTCCCCGGACAAAGACATGCGTCAGATCCCTGGCCGACTGTATGACCTGAACACTCATGTGGTGACCATCACGCCTGAAGAGGGTGCTCGCTGGCATCTGATCCAGACCCTGAGCGGAGACCAGACAGACGGCTACGGGGGCTGCCCTGGCATCGGCATCAAGAAAGCTGAGGCACTCTTCGACAAGCACGGGGAGAGCTGGGCCACTGTTGTCGCGGCCTTTGAGAAGGCTGGCCTCACTGAAGAAGACGCCCTGCTAAATGCTCGCCTCGCACGAATCCTTCAATCCACCGACTATGACCACACTGCCGGAACCGTCCGACTCTGGAATCCACCTGCCTGAAGACTACGAGGACATGAGCCTCACCCTGGATCAGCAGTTTGAGCTGGACAAGTTCACCAGGGTCATCGACAAGGCGGACTCCAAGGAGAAGCTTCGGGCTATCAGCAAGCAACTGCTGAAGGCCTGGTTTGTCCAACGTGCTGCAGTCAACTTCGTCCTCAAGCAGAAGCTGCAGGAAGTTAAAGAAACCTACTACCCTGACTATGACGAAAAGTAATTCCACTGGCCCCTCCTACTACAAGCGTGGTGGAATCCAAGTCTGGGATTTCATCCGTGATCAAGGTCTTGGCTTTCACCTTGGTAACGCCATCAAGTACATCTGCCGAGCTGGCTACAAAGACAGCAAAGTAGAAGATCTCAAAAAGGCTATCCACTACCTTCAGAATGAACTTGAAAATGAGCTTGAGTCAGTACAACCCGCTGCAGTTCGACGCGAGGGAGTTCAGAAGCCGTTTTCACCTGACCCCTGGTTTGTCCTCGACTACTTTGAACCTGCAGGCGACTTTGATCGCTGAGGAAGCAAGGGAAGTTGCGGAAGCTGTTGAAGAAGTCCAGCGGGATCTTCAGAACAGACAGGCAAAGGCACACCTCTTGAAGGAGGTTGGTGATCTGGTCTACGTCTGCTTCCAACTGGCTGAAGCATTCGGCTGGGATCTGACTGAAGCCTGCACTCGTATTCACAACAGCAACCTGTCCAAGCTGGGCCCAGATGGAGAGCCGATCCGTCGTGAGGATGGAAAGATTCTGAAAGGCCCCAACTACTACGAACCTCACCTTACCGATCTCGTCTGACTATGACCGATTACTCCACCAAGATCTCTCGCACTGGACGTGTCCAGAACTGGATTGATGACCCGGAATCGCGCCTCCCTGTTTCCTGCACCGTCTTCGTGGTGGAGGACTCAATGGAGGGGCCTGACGGTATCGAAGCTAGCTGGCGTTTCGTCAGTCACGCTCTCCGTAATGGTGCTGGTGTGGCTGTTCATCTTTCCAAGCTACGAGCTGCTGGCAGCGACAATGGTCGTGGCCTTGTTTCATCTGGGCCTGTTAGCTTTGCTCGTATCTACTCAGCACTGAATGAGACTCTCCGTCGTGGAGGTGTCTACAAGAATGGTGCTGTGGTGTGTCACCTCGACATCAACCACCCCGACATTCTGGAGTTCGTCAACGCCGATCGTGGTGAGCTGGCCTGGATCAAGCGGTGCGTGGATCTGACTGAAGAACTCTGGGACTGCGTAGATCAAGAGGTGAAAGACGCCATCATCGCTGGCATCAAGCGTGGTGACATCTGGCTGAACAAGATCAGGTACCAAGATGGTGAGCGCATCTACGGCAACGTCTGCCTGGAGGTCTACCTACGCCACCGTGGCACCTGCCTGCTGCAGCACGTCAACCTTGGCGCCTGCAAGCCTGAGGATCTGGTAGGAGCCTTCACCCACGGGATGCAGGATCTGGTCGATCTTCACGCCAAGACAGGTGTTGGAGAGACCGGCGAGTACCTGACCCCGTTTGAGGATCGCCAGGTCGGCCTGGGTGTTCTGGGTCTGGCCAATTTCCTCAAGCTGAATGGTGTCACCTACGCAGAGTTCGGTGATGCCTTGGAGCGTTACCACGGTTGGATCGAACACTCGTACTCAAAGGCCGACAAAATTGTTGATGACTTTGTTGATGCTATCACTGCTGCCGAGCAGATCGCTCGCAGTGCTGAAATGGTTCGCGCCTTTGCTATCGCGCCCACTGCCTCCTGCAGTTATCGAAGCCGAGATCTGGCGGGCAATACTTCGGCACCCGAGATCGCTCCCCCAATCTCCCGAGAGGTTGACAGAGACAGTGGCACCTTCGGTGTGCAGACCTACTCCTATGGCGACGTTGAAATCGCCTCTGAAGTGGGTTGGGATGACTACTACCTGGTGGTGAATGGTCTGGTCCGCCTCTTCCAAGAGACTGGCCTGTTCCACGGCTACAGCTTCAACTCATGGAGCGACGTGGTGACCTACGACGAGGAGTTCGTTGAGGAGTGGCTGGACAGTCCCCAGACGAGCCTCTACTACTCCCTGCAGGTCATGGACGATACCCAGGACAAGAGCAGCGCCATGGCTGCCCTAGGCACCGATGCGGACGCTCTCCTGGCCGACCTGTTCGCACCGATCAGTGTTGAGGAGGAAGCGGCTGGGCAGGCATTCAAGTCTGAGCCTGTTCAGCCACTAGACATTCGCTGTATCGGTTGCGAGGAATGACCACAACCCCCTATGACAAACTGCTCTCCCGCAAGCGGTCTTGGACTCCTGTCCGACCAACTGCAGGGAAGCTCAAGCCGGGTTCGGAGGAGACGATCTTCCGGGCCCTGGCCCTCCGCCACATGGAACTCCCTGTTGGCGATTTCATCCACGAAGCACTAAAGCATGAAGTTCCAGAGTCATCGCGTCAGCTACTCCTGTCCAATATCAAAGATGAGGAGAAGCACGACCTGGCTCTCGGTTACATCGCAGAAGCTCTTGGGGTGGATCCGAAAGCTGAAGCCGAAGCAGTACGCCTGCGGGATGCATGGGTCGCGCATCCAGATCACACTGTCCTCAAAGCGATGGTGGCCGAGCGTTCGATCTTCTTCGTTCTACTCCCCTTCTTCCGCTTTAATGGTGACGCTGGTCTGCGAACAGTATCCGCCGACATCAGCCGGGATGAACAGGTTCACGTTGCTGCCAACTCGTTGGTCTGCAGGGAACTGAACCTAACAATCAGCAAGTCTCTGGACACCCTACGGAAAGCCACCATCCAGTGGGTGATGCAGCCTCTCAAAGCCAACGAGGATAAATACCTCGACCGAGAGTTCTGGCTGCAACAGAGCGACTCTTTGATGTACTCAGGTAAGGCTGAAGGTTTGTTTGAAACCAAGCGAGCCCGCATGCCTGCCTTCTTTGAACACTCCAATTCCAACCTCCCACAGTATGCCTAACACTCCACCTGTTGACCTCTCTGTGCCACCCCTCTCCCTGGAGACCCTCTCTCAACCGATCAATGTTGGTCTGAGTGTCGAGACTCTTCTGAAAGAACTGGATGCTCGCTTCCCTGAGCGATCCCCCCAGTACACAGAAGATCACGTCAAGTTGATGTGGCGTGGTGGTCAGCGGGACGTGGTGAATTGGATCCGATCTCGTATTGAGGAAACCTAGATCCCATGGTGTTAAATTACCTATCTGGTTGGGGTGGCGGTGGCGTCATGTCCCGTCAGATGTCAGACATTCTCGGCGCAACCGGAGACCGAGAGACTACTTCTCGAATGCTCAAGATTGGTGAAGCAGCCAATCGACAAGGCTCTAACTGGGGTGACGCTGAATTCCAACGTGCTGTTGCTGCTGGTTACAGTGCTGAAGATGTCAATGCATATCTGAAGTGGAGTGGCCTCACACCCCAAGGCAACTTTGGCGTGGCTGGCTTCAACAAAGAGATGCAGATGGGGGGTAGTGGTGATGGTCGCGGATTCAGCACTGCACAGACCCCATACTACCGCTACTTCGGTCCATCCACTGCTGCTCCAGCTGCCCCTACTACACCGTCAACTCCTTCCACAGACGGTAACTACAAATCCAAGGAGTTAGTCAAAACGCCAGGTGCCCGCCGTGGTGATGACAGCACTATCTCTAACTCTACTCCTGACCCCAAGTTCATGCCAGGTGGTGCCAGTTCTGAAGTGGACAGTGGCATGGCTCAAGGCTTCCGTCGTAAGAAGTCTTCCGGTAGGACTGCCGGCCTCACAACTCAAGGTACAAAGCAATTCAAAATCACCGGACAGAACGGTCGTTCGTCTGGTCTTAACATCGGTGTATGATAAATGTCTGCGCGTAAACGATATGACTTTCTATCTAGCAGCCGATCCCAGTTTCTAGACGTAGCAGTCGAGTGCTCCAAGCTCACCCTTCCCTACCTGATCAATGAGGATGAGCTGAATGGTCGCAGCTCCCATCGACGGCTGATCACACCCTGGCAGAGCGTTGGTGCCAAGGGGGTTGTTACTCTGGCATCCAAGTTGATGCTGGCTCTACTGCCTCCTCAGACCTCGTTCTTCAAGCTACAGGTCAATGACAGCAAGTTGGGTGTTGAAATTCCAGCTAAAGCAAGGTCTGAGCTAGACCTCTCCTTCGCCAAGCTTGAGCGAATGGTGATGGATTCTATTGCTGCAAGCAGCGATCGAGTCGTGGTTCACCAGGCTATCAAGCATCTTGTGGTCGGTGGCAATGCCCTGATCTACATGGGTAAGGAAGGGCTCAAGCTCTACCCAATGAACCGCTATGTCGTAGACCGAGATGGAAACGGCAACCTGATAGAAATAGTCACGAAGGAACTCATCAGTCGCAAGCTACTTCGCGGCGTCTTACCTGAAGATGCGAACGCTCCCGCTGATAGTTCTGTCAACGAGTATGATGATGTGGAGGTCTACACCCACGTCACCAAAGACAACAACCGCTGGCTGTGGCACCAAGAGGTCAACGACAAGATCGTTCCTGGCACTCAAGGTAAAGCACCAGTTGAAGCAAGCCCCTGGCTCCCCCTCCGGTTCAACACCATTGACGGTGAGTGCTACGGCAGGGGCAGGGTAGAGGAGTTCCTGGGCGACATCCGTTCCCTGGAGGCTCTGATGCAGGCTCTCGTTGAGGGCTCTGCAGCCGCCGCCAAGGTGGTCTTCCTTGTCTCCCCCTCCAGCACCACCAAGCCTCAGACCCTGGCCGCTGCCGGCAACGGAGCGATCATCCAGGGCCGACCTGATGATGTTCAGGTTGTGCAGGTAGGCAAGACGGCTGACTTCCGAACTGCTGCTGAAATGGCAAGCACATTGGAACGTCGGATCAGTGAAGCCTTCCTTGTGATGAATGTTCGCCAGTCTGAGCGGACAACTGCTGAGGAAGTCAGGATGACTCAGATGGAACTGGAGCAGCAGCTTGGAGGTCTCTTCTCCCTGTTGACTGTTGAGTTCCTGATTCCCTACCTGAACCGCAAGCTCAACGTGATGCAGCGGGACGGGGACATTCAACGACTGCCGAAAGGTCTGGTGAAGCCAACCATTGTGGCTGGCATCAATGCCCTTGGTCGTGGTCAGGACAGAGAGAGTCTCACCATCTTCCTCACCACCCTGGCACAGACTCTGGGTCCAGAAGCCCTGGCGAAATACGTCTCCCAGGAGGAGGCCATCAAGCGCCTGGCTACAGCCCAAGGCATCGACATCCTGAACCTGATCAAGTCTCAGCAGCAACAGCAGCAAGAGATGCAGCAGCAGATGCAGATGCAGAAGGATATGTCTCTGACTCAGCAGACCGCTGCTCTGGCCAAGGCACCTGTCTTCGATCCCGCCAAGAATCCCGAAGCTATCAACATGCTTC